AAGAGAATACTACACCACTCACTAACCGCTTAGTACGCAATGGCCTCGTTGGCACTGTTACTGGTGCTGCTCCTGGAGTTGCAACAAGTGTTGTGAAGAGTCGTCGTAAGCATCCCACTAATGTGAATGAAGAGATTGGTGCTGTTGAGAGTGAGACACTCATCAATCGCAACTCTGCTGCTAACGACGTTACTGCATTGAAGTCGAAGTTCACAAAGAAAAAGCCCTCATTCGCGTTTCCCAAGGATCTAAGTGGCAACGGCGGCCCTGCATTCACGCGGTCGTAACGAAGGGAGGTGATCCAGTGACCATTGACAGGTTTTTGATGTTAGCGTTCTATCTGCTAGGATCTGTATTGTTCCTGCTGCTTATCATTGAACGCTTCTGATGCCTATTCCAGCCGTAGCCGCTGCAACAGCCCCTAATCGGCCACCTCCTTCGGCTATTGAGGAAGAGTTGCGGCGGCTAGGGATGTATAACTCTTCTGGCACAATGACACTCGGACCTCCACCTCCAGTAGCGGGGGCAGAAGATCCACAAAGTGCTGTTGCTGCTATTATGGCTGCACGACAAGCTGCTGCTGCACAAGCGGCACCTTCTCCTGCTGCTGAGGCACCACCTACAGATGTTGCACCACTTCCACCTGCTGATGTTCCTACTGCTGCACCTGCAAAGACAGAAGATGGTGATGGTATTAGCCCTTGGTGGTTGTTACCACTTGCTGCTGCTGCTGCACTTGCTGGTCGTGGTCGTGGTAGAACTGCACGTGTAGCTGCTAAGAAAGGTGCAACAACTGTTGACACTGCTGCGGGTGAGATAAAAGAAAAGGGTAAGGGTGTTCAGCATCCTTCACAGAAGTCTAAACTCAAGCATCCTGGGATGGAGAAGAAACAACCTCCACGCGGTAGAGCAGAGATTGGGCCACACCAACCACAGGGACCGCAAAGACCTCCAGTTCAAGGTCCACCGCGTCCTCCGTTGCGTCATCCGTCACAACCGAACTATGCAGAAGTCAGCGATGTACCTACTGGCTTTCAACATCCTTCAATGAGTGCAGTTGAAGAAGCACTTGGACCTACACTAAACCCGTCGATGCGAAGAGAGTTCGCACCGGGAGAGATTGCAGGTGCATTAGCTAGTCGTCGTGCTCCTATTGCTGGTGCGTTACCTGCACCCGAAGCGCGTCCTATTCGGATGCCTAATGAAGCACCCCCTGTTCCCGGTGCTGTACGTGCAGGTGCTCCAGATCCTCAAGCAATGTTGGAGAACTTAAATACTCCACCTGAGTTGCCTCCGAGTGCTGCCGCTGCTGCAATGCGTGATCGCAGAATGGCACAACTCGCAGCACGCCCAACGGATACTGGTGCAGAACCTATCCGTGGTTGGGAGGATATGAGTGATCTTAGTGATAAGGAAATGTTCAAAGCACAGGATATTGCTGGATCACTGTTAGCACGCAGACAGGCTGGTGATTACCGCCGTTATGTGCAGGGTAAGAAGGGTGTTGGTGACGAGATGTTACCAACCAATCCTGAGTTCATGCGTACACAAGACATCAATGATATGCTTGGCATACCTGTTAAGATGACGCGTGTTGCTCACGAACTTACCGAGAAGGCTAAGAAGGCTAAAGCAGACAAGAAGATGAACCTTAAGAGGGAGCCAATCAAAACTCCCCCACAGCCTAAAGCACCTTCACGCAGGCGTCCTGCTGAACCCAAACAAACTACTGCACAACGCCAAGCAGAAGCAGAACGGCTGGCTAAAGAACCTAAACAAACTCCACCTAAACAACAGCGTGCACCAAAACCTGATGCTCTACCGATCGCAAAGCAGCCCGAGTTTAAGACTTTGATCGATGACAGAGATAAGGGTAGAGTTACAATCGAACTCAAGGAAGGATTTACCTTCCCATCTGGTAAGAAGTTCGGTGTGTTCAACTCTCGTGCAGATGCTCGTAGGGCCATTGCTGACATCAAGAAGCAGAAAGCCACAACAAGTGTTGCGAAGGCAATAAGTGGTCGCAAGAAACTCTCGATAAAGGGTAAGTAAGATGGCTGACATTGGAGCATTTCTAGACAAGTTCCTTACCAGTGGGATGGCTAGTAACTTGTTTGCACCAAAGAACCGTGGTCCACTGCCTCCAGGTACTATAAGTCCCACAGGTGAGATACTACCTAACATGCTTCCACCTGAAATGGCTGGCGGTACTCCACCTGAAGAAATGCCAACACCTGACTTACCAAACAAACTCCCAGGTCCGATGTCACTAGATCCTGCATCTGCACCACTACCGGGACTTGGTGCACCTGCTGTACCGCCACCTTTACCTGCTCCTGTCGATCAGGGTTTGAGTGGTGTAGAAGCTCCACCGTTAGTGCCACCGCCTGATCCTGCTGCTGTTCCGGTTGCTGATCTACCTAAGATTGCACCGCCTCCACCTCCTGCTGTTATTGCTCCAATAGCTGCACGGAAGCGTAGAGCGCCAGTAATGGCACCTGCACCTGCGCGTCCAGTAGCACCTCCACCGCCTGTTGCACCACCTCCAGTACCGGGAGTACACACAGGATCAATGTTGGGACCAACGAACATGAATGTTCTAAGGCAACTCCAAGACCTTCGTAAGATACCTTGGGGTGGTCGTGGTGTACCGATAGGACGTAAGTAATGCTTCCACAAGATGACAATGAACCTTTGGTGCTTGCTGATGGAACCAAAATAGATCCGTTGACGAGTAGACCAATAAGAGACACTCCGCTTGTTGCTATCCCTTCCCCAAGTGAGGCACAGCGGATTGTAGCGCGTACGCGCAAGAGCGTCGCTGAGTTGCCATTGCCCCCAGAGCAACTCAGCGGCGTTGCAATCGTTGCCTTTTATACTTTGTTTGGTTTACATGACCAAGACATTAGCATCGCATTGAATGGTAGACTCTCTGTTGAACAGATTGAGCGCATTCGCAAGCTTGATGCCTATGTTGAGTTCATGGAAACTGCTAAAGAGAATATTGTACACACGCAGGCGGATACCGTGAGAGAGATGTTCCAAACTCACGCAAAGACTGCAGCTAATAAGATTATTGATCTAGCAAACTCAGAGAATGATGTGTTAGCGTTCACTGCTTCTAAAGATGTACTTGATCGTGCGGGCCACCGTCCTGCTGATGTTGTAGAACACCGACACAGGATGGAAGATGCCCTGAACATCATCTATATCGAGAAGAAAGCAAACGAAGATGTACCGATGATCGACATTACACCGGAGGAAGTCACCAATGACTGACATTCCTGGCCTACCTTACGATGGTGTCACTGATGTAGTGGACCTTAGTGGTAATGGTAAAGGTGTTGCACTCGAAGTGTGGCCTCGACTGTATCGTGTGCCACTTGTAGAAGATCCAGAACCCGCTGACTCCATCATCCTTACAATGGGTGAAGTTATATACGCAATGACTTCACAACGCTTGAGAGTTGGTGATGGTTACACTCCAGGTGGTGATGAGATCGCATACACAAGTGATATGGATGCGATTGAAGCTGCACACGATGCACAAATCAACGCCATGATGACCGAACTTAGCTCCAAAGCTAATGTCGATGAAAGTAACGTGTTCATTGGTGATCAGACATTCACTGGAAATGTGATTGTCAATGGTTCGCTCTCAGTTTCTAATCTTACTGTGCCCGACGAGGTATATTCCGTCGCGTGGAACGGTAAGACACAAGTACCAACCAAGAATGCAGTGTTTGATAAAATTGAACTTCTAGTCACTGACATTGCTGGCAAAGCTGCACTATCACACACGCATCTGATTACAGATGTGATTGGTTTGCAGGGTGTACTAGATGCTAAGGCACCATTGATACACACGCACGTTATAGGTGATGTCACTGGATTACAGACTGCACTAGATGGTAAGCAGCCAGTAGGCAGCTACGCAACTACTTCAATCTTTACTTCTGTTGCACCTGGGATTGTTCCTGCTAGTGGTGGTGTTGTAACTAACTTCCTCTGTGCAGACGGGGTGTGGAGAGTACCCGCAACAGGTGTTGGCAGTGTTGCTTGGGGTGCAATTACTGGTACTTTGTCCAGTCAGACTGATCTCAACACCGCTCTTGGTCTTAAGTATGACAAGACTGGTGGCACCATTACTGGTAACGTAACCATTAGTGGCAGTAGTGCTGCACTAACTCTCAATCCGACTAGCGGTAGCAGTATCATTGATGTTCGCGGTACTGGCAGCACCAATGATGGACTTCGCATTAGTGGTGCTGGCGCAACTTCATTCCTTAGTACCGACACACTAACCATACGCAACCGTGCAACAACGGTTCCCTATGGTGTGTTCAGTTCTACTGGTCTTGCAATGTCACTGCCAGTGACTGTACCTGATGATCCTTACGCTGTTGGTTGGAATGGCAGTGCAGCAGCACCTACTAAGAATGCTGTGTACGACAAGATCGAAGCAGTAGTTGGTAGTATTCCTGCTGCACCTTCTAGTGTCATTTCTGATGTTGCATACGCTCCGAGTTGGGATGGAGTAACTGGTATTGCTCCAACTAAGAACGCAGTATATGACAAGATAGAAGCACTTGCAGCTACTATTCCTCCTGACTCTACAGCAGCAGTAGCACTTAAGGTTGCTAAAGCTGGCGACACTATGAGTGGTGCATTGACTTTCAATGGTGGCACTGACGCTGCTCGCAGTATCATCTGGAGCGGTGGTGCACAAATGTGGGCCAACGCTGGTGGTGCGTGGGCTTCTAAAGCAACTGACCACAACTGGACAAACCTAGCTGGTGCTCCTTTTGGTTCACTGCAAAGTGCTGGTCTTTTTCTCAGTGCCAACATGACTTGTAATGGTAATGCTTGGGTTGGTCCTTCAAGTGGTGCAGCAGCTGATACTTCTATCACTATGCAGAACACTGGCAGCTACAACACTTTGTCAATGAACAGTTACAATACAGGTGGAACAGGACTCTCAGGAGACGCCTACATTCAGTCATTGCGCGCTGGCGCATTAGCAATCTCAGGTATTACTGGTATTGACTTCCGCGTTCTTCATACAAAGTATGCACAACTCACTACTCTTGGTTTGGTTGCTTACTGTCCTGTACAGGCTAAAGCACTAGTTCCAGGCTCAAATGGTTGGGCAGGTCTAGCTCCAGGCAGTACTGCTAATGCTGGTTACGTTGAGTTCTACAATCCAGCACAAGCTCGTGTTGGTTACATTGGTTTCGCTGATGCTACCTCTTTCAGTTACACAGTTGAAGCTGGATTAAACTCAAAGCACTACGCGACCTCTCATCTTTTCTATAACAGTGCCAATGGTAATCTGTTTGGTGCTTTTGGTCCGAATGGTGCTAGCAGCCAACTCGCTGTTGGTACTCCAGGACAAGAGATTTTCTTGTTAGCTGATGCTGCTCAACAAAAGATCTTCTTTGCTTCTACTGGTGGCACTGGCTTCTTGTATGGTGACTCTATTCGTTGGGGCTTCTACAAAGCTGGCGGCGGGCACATGGAGTTTGAGCACGCATTTGGAAACCTTAAGGTGAACGGTAAGCAATGTTTCCGTCAAGCTAACTCTGCTTTTCTCAGTTCGGAAATCTATATCGGTTCTGGTGCACCGAGTGGAGGAAGTGACGGCGATGTCTGGTTGCAGTTCGTATGACCGCGTGGGTCAAAGTTGCGGGAACATGGCGCCAGTTCAACCCGAAGGTTAAGGTTGCCGGTGCATGGAAAACAGTATCCAATGGCTTTGTTAAAGTCGCAGGCACATGGCGTAAGTTCTACGGTTCGATTACTTTCGATCAACCATTCGGACCAATAAATGTATATGAGTTTGCAACATCAGCGAATGTCACCATCAATGCATCATCTAGTGATGTAGCTTGGACTTATACAAAGTCAGGGAGTGGAGCGATATATCTCTCTGCTCCAACATCAGGTGCAACTGGGGCCTTGTGGTCATGTACAATGGCTTACGGTCCCGGTGAAGTTCGTGGAGCAGTTGTTAATCTTAGTGCATATCAGAACAGCACAAGTACTTTACTTGGTTCCTGGACCATCAACATTACGTCTGATGGATCATAAAGGAGACAACACATGTTGGTAAAAGATCTGAGTGGCAATGGTGCTGGCGTAGAAGTCTCATCGAGTATGAGTAAGGTTGACTTCTCTACTGGCAACAAAGTTGTGCCTCATGGCTCTCGGTATCTCCGTGCACAAGGAGCAGGTAACATCACATTCCGTCCTGCTGGCAGTGATGTTGATGTCGTGTTGCCTGTTACCGATGGTGAGTACGTACCGATTGCTGGTGGTAGCACCATTAAGCAGGCTGGTACTACTGTTACTGGTCTTGTAGCTACAGAGTCACACTAATGAAACATGCTGACTTCCTGACACTAATGAACAGTGGTCCTAGCAGTCCATTCGGTCCTGAGCTTGTCATCAATGGCAACTTCGATACCAACACCGCTGGTTGGGATCCAATTGGAGGTGCTCCGGTACTTTCAGTTGACACCGGACGCATGAAAGTTGTGTCGGACGGTAATCCTGGAGTTGGAGCTAACCAAACACTTTCAAGTGTTCTAGAGATAGGTGCAACCTACAACTTCCGTGGTGTTATGACACTCGGTAACACTGCTGATATGGGTCGCCTCGGTCTTTCGTCTGGTCTTAGTGGATCATATCAGGTTGCTAGTACTCCTAATGTGAATGTCAACCTTGTAGCTACTGGTGTTAGTGTAGCAATCGCTTGTTTGATCGCTAGTTCAGGTGCGTGGGGAGCGGCTGGCAACTTCGCTTATTTCGACAGTATAAGTTTGCGAAAGGTGTTATGAAGCAGTACAAACAAATTAGAGGATCATTGCAGGACAAGTTCCAGCAATCACGTGCGAAGATACAACTCTTCGGCGGTGGGTTTGCTAATGGTAAGACAACAGCAGCCGTAATCAAGGCGCTTAAACTTGCCAAGGACTATCCTGGGAGCAATGGTTTGATTGCTCGTAGTACTTATCCTAAGTTGAATGATACTATAAGGAAAGAGTTCCTAGATTGGTGTCCTAACTCATGGATCAAACGCCGTGCCTTGTCTGTTGAGAACTTAATAGAACTTGAGAACGGTACTGTTATCAACTTTCGTTATGTACAGCAGCACGGTAAGGGTAGCGGGGAGGGATCATCCTCTAATCTTCTCTCCGCTACCTATGATTGGATAGTAGTAGATCAGATAGAAGATCCAGAGATTGCAGAGAAGGACTTCTTAGATCTATTAGGTCGTCTCCGTGGTAACGCCATCTACGACGGAGACGATCCTACAATGCCACGCACAGGACCAAGATGGATGCTTGTGTTGTGTAATCCTACACGCAACTGGGTCTATAGGAAGCTGGTAAAGCCAGTGCAGGACCATAGGGTAGGACTGTTCAACCCTGATCTGTTGATCGATAGGGAAACTCAAGAGCCTATCATTGAGTTGTTCGAGGGATCAACTTACACGAACAAAGAGAACTTACCGGAGGATTACATTCAAGGTTTGGAGAGTGCGTATAAAGGACAGATGAGAGAACGCTACCTGATGGGAGGGTGGGGTGCTTTTGAAGGTCTTGTTTATCCGCAGTATAATCAGGTGGTTCATCTTCTTCCGCAAGATCAGATCATTGACTATTTTGCGAGACAAGTACGTGAGGGCCTCAGACCTGAAGTTATTGAAGCCTACGATCACGGGATTGCGGTTCCGGCTTGTTATGGCATTGGTTTTAGCGATAGTTTCGGTAACGCTTTTCTGATGGGAGGCTTCTATGAAGCAGAACTTAGTCCCGAAAAGATTGCCACTCGTATTAAGAACTTACGAAAAGAAGTCGCTTCAGAGATTGGGTTTGACGCGAGTTTCAAGCCTATCCTTGCTGATCCAGCAATCTTCCGTCGTGGTCCAGGAACAGGGCAAACAGTTGGTATTACTGTCGCTGGATTACTTAGGGAGTACCAAGTAAGCTGCACAAGAGCTAATAATAACATAGTCAGTGGTTTGGCTAAAGTGCAGAGCTACTTGGAGATTGATACTAAGCATCCTCACCCAATGACAGGAGAGTTAGGATCACCAAGATTCTTTGTGTCTAATCACCTTGATTGGTGGGACAGAGAAATAGTGGACTACTACTGGCACAAGGACACTTCAGGAGAGTTACAGGATAAGCCCAATGATCGCAACGATCACGCGATGGATATGACTAAGTACTTCTTCACTAATCGTCCTCGCATTGCGTTGTTTGAGCGTAGGGTGTTCAATCCCAAACCAAGTTACATGCGTTGGGGCGAAGTGAACGACAACACCGCCCCCAATAACAGAAAGCACCGTTATGGCCGATGAATATGATCCGATCGAGAAGAACCTAGAGCGGGTCGGCGCAGGTAGAGGCAAGAAAACTGTTGCTAAGGAACCAGTCTATCAAATGGTTGGTGACAGTAAGATACCTGTGTCTAAAGCTGTTGGCCTAGTATGGCAGAGCCGTAAGGATCAGGGACTTAAGAGTCGTGGTCCTTGTGAGACTGCATGGAGCGAAGCAATAAGGTATTACGACAACGATCAAACCATTCACAGGAACTCTACAGAAGAGAGAGCAGGTAACAAACCCGGCTATCGCTTAAGTGGTGAGTGGAGGGAGACAGAGAATGTCGTTTTCTCTAATTGCAGCATCATGGTTCCAATGTTGTATGCGAAGAACCCCACTATCACTATCACTACAGATGTGGATGCTAACCTCGAACGGGCGAAAGGGATCGAGCGGCTTATTAACGTCTTGCTTGCCAAGAAGAGCGTCCCTGGCCTTAATGCGAAACCCAAGCTACGACGCACTGTACTCACGACGCTCCTTACAAATGCGGGGTTTGTGAAGATTGGCTTCACACTTAAGCAGGATGCTGACGAAGCATCACTACAAGAGTTACAACGCATATCTCAGGAGCTTGAAGAGACTAAGGACAAGAAAACTGTCCTCAAGTTAGAGGGAGAACTCCAGGCACTTGAAGAGAAAGTGTCTCTGCTTACTCCTGCTGGTCCTTGGATGAAGAACCTCTTACCTGATAGGGTTGTAGTTGATCCAAGTAGTACTGAGCCTGATAGCAGTGACGCGAAGTGGATGATGGAGTGGGATTACCTACCAACTGGTTACATCAATGCAGTGTATGGCAGTAAGCACGGTGACGTAACTCGTTCCGTTGCTTATCCTACTCACATTCTGGATGCTTC